CAAAAAGGTAAAACTCAATGGCGATAACTCTTGATGCTACTGTTGGCGGTGCTAACGCAAACACTTATATAACTCTTTCTGATGCAAACTCATTTATTGAGGGTCTTATCCTTAGTGATGATGCTGCGGCATGGGACGGCTCAAGTACTGATAACAAAAACAGAGCTTTGTTTACGGCTGCACAACGCATAGATAGAGAAAAGTTTTTAGGAGCTAGGGTATCTGATACTCAAGCTTTGGAGTGGCCTAGATCAGGAGTAAGGAAACCTGACACATATACAAACTTGTATGGATTAAGCTTTCCAAATAGATTAGTTGCTGATTATTACCTTGATACTGAAATCCCAGACAGGGTGAAACACGCACAGGTCATTTTGGCTGTATATTTAAACAACAACAGGAACGGACTGGAACTAAGCGGCTTAGAGGACTTTGCTGCTGTAAGCATTGGTAATATAAATGTAACCCCTAGATTTTATGGGGCAACTGGTATTGATCGAATCCCACCGATAGTTGATCATTACTTGATGGGTATTAGAATAGGTGGAAGAGCAAACTTATCAATCAAGAGGTCTTAAAGTGAACTACGGTTATCAATACCCAGCAGGGTTAATAATTACAGATACAAATGCCCACACAGGCAGATTTGGCAAGGTGCATTGTTTATCAAATGCAGAGGTGACTTTAGTTGCTGAGAACTTAACAGAGAATGGTTCTTCAACTATTAACGGCATCACAATGAAATCATCTTCAGAGATTGAAGGTGTCATCACAAGTATCACTCTTGCAAGTGGTCAGGTTATAGCTTATTCATTATGAGTCTTGCTAATGCACTAAAAAAAGCTGCCAGTGCTTCACTTAAGAAGCTTGGTGGTGATGTAACTATCAGACAGGTTACAGCAGGGGCATACAATACCACTACTGGAGCTATTACAGAATCTACATCTGATACAACTATCAAAGGTGCATTGAGCAATGTTTTAAGAAATCAGGTAAATGATTTGATTGAATCACAAGATAAGTTGCTTACTATATCTGCTGGTGATCTTACATTTGTCCCTACAACAAAAGATCGAGTTGTTATAAGTAGTGTTGAATTTAAAATTGTTCAAGTAATTACAAATGAGCAAAATAATACACCTCTAAGTTTTGATCTTATCTTGAGGTAAATATGGCAAGACAAATTAGGCTTGATCAAATAGATGATGTAATGAGGGAAGCGGTAGAGGATTTGGTTAGAGCCACTACTTTGGAGTGGACTAAAAGAGTAAAAAAAGCAACACCAGTTAGGGTTGTTTATGAAGGCGAACCAAAGGGAGGTGGTCAGTTAAGGGCAGCATGGCAAACAGAAATTAAACCTTTAGAAGGCACAATAATTAACAATTTAGCTTATGCAGAACCTGTATGTTTTGGTGTAAACTTGCCACCATCATGGGGTGGAGTTTATAGAACAAGACAAAAAACTGTTGCTGGATTTCCAGAACTTATTGGAAAAGAACTTGAACAATATGCCAGAAAAGAGTATGAAAGGATTAAAAGAGGTATTTAATGGCTGCAACTGATTTAAACACTGTAAGATCCACAATAGAGGCTAGGTTAGCCACAGAGCTTGCTTCAAGCCCAGCGATCCCTGTTGTATTCAATAACATGACCTTTGACTCAACTGCTGAAGATACTTTTGTTCAGTGCATCACAAGCTTTGGTGCTGGTGAGTATTTAACAATGGGAGGTACAACTGATTCAGATAATAATGTTGTTGGTTTAGTTCTTTTGAATGTTTTTACTGAGGAAGGTTTGGGAGCAGGTTCTAACTTTACAATTTGCAAACGGCTTAGAGACTTATACAATAGAGTGACTGTATCTAATGTAATTTTTGATTCACCTGTAGGGCCTGAGATTCTTGCTTCAAGTCCAGAGGGTAAATTTCAAACACAACTTAGAATTACTTTTAACATTTATGAGGATCTTTAATCATGCCAAAACTTGTTATTACTGAAGAAATGCTTGACGCTATTGAAGCTGTAAAAGGTGTAAGAGATCCAAATTATTGGGATCCAAACTGTAAAAGATATATGGAGAATCAACAAAATCCTAAAAAAGATGTAAAAAAGTCTGAAAAGAGTTAATATATTTATAAATATTTCTTTTTTTTGTTATGGCTGCTGTAAAAGGTGATGTCGGTAAAATAATGTTCCATAATGCTGCTGGAACAGAAGCTGATATATCAGGTGTTAGAAACTGGTCTTTATCTATAACTAAAGACACTCAGGAAACCACAGTAATGGGTAATACATCAAAAACTTTTGTTGGTGGCCTTATTGCTGGTGAAGGTTCAGCAGAATTGATTTATGACAACGCTGGAAACTCAGACTACCTTTCATTTGTTGAAGATGTTCTTACAACAGGTGATGCTGGTGATGCATTGTTTGAGTTATTTCCTGACAGTTCAGCTAGTTCTAAAAAATTAGCTTTTTCTGGAATTATCACTAATGCTGAATATGGTGCAACTCTTGGTGAGATACAGCTTATCAACGTCACATTCCAGACAACAGGTGCAATAACTTCAGATATATAGTAAATTAAAAATACTTCGCACTTAATTTATGCCAAACAAAAGAACTATTGATCTCATTACTGAGTCCTATGGGGATCAAATGTCCACTAGGAGAAAGTATGAATTTAAAAATGCTAAAGGTGAAAAGGTAGTAGATTTATATTTTAAGCCATTAACAAGATTTGATAGACAAAGAGCGCAAAGTGTTGCTGGCACTGATGAGGCTTTAACAGTATCAACTCAACTTCTTTGTCAAATGGCAGAGCTAGAAGATGGCACAAAGGCTTTTGCTCTTGCAGATGCACCAAACTTACAAAGAGAATTGCCAGAGAATGTGTTAAATGAAATAGAATTATTTTTGTTTGATATAAAACTTGATGTAGATACAGCAAAAAACGATTAAAGCGAGATAACTGGTTAAATTTTGAGTTTTTTCTCGCAACAGAATTAGGAAAAACAGTGCAAGAATTAAGAAAATCTATTACTGAAGAAGAGTTTATATATTGGGCTGGCTATTATGAAAATAAATTTGACGAAGAAAGAAAAGCTGTTCAACGACAAAAACACAATTCAAGGTAATATATAATAAAGGCTTTTTTTATTTGTGGCACAGGCAAATGTAAAACTTACTGTAGATGCCACTAATGCGACTAGAGCATTACAGGGAGTACAAAATAAAACAAACTCATTACAAAAGTCATTTGGTGGATTAAAAACTGCGATTGCTGGAATCGGATTAACTGTTTTAGCAAGACAGGCAGTAAATACTTCAGCTAATTTCAATAAGTTAAATGTTCGATTAAAGTTACTTACAAAAGCATCTGGAACTTTTGCCAGATCACAGCAAGTAGCTGCTGACGCACAAAAAGCATTTGGACTTAGTGCAACTGAAGCTCTTGAAGGTATTACAGATATAACGGCAAGATTACAACCTTTGGGAGTTGGTGTAGAAGATATAAAAAGCACTTTTTTTGGATTTAATACAGCAGCAAAATTAGCTGGTGCTTCATCAATAGAAGCATCTAACGCATTTCGACAGTTAGCACAAGCATTAGGTTCTGGAAGATTACAAGGTGATGAATTTAGAAGTATATCTGAACAAATTCCAACCTTACTAGGCCCTATTTCAGAGGAATTAGGTGTCACTGTCGGTGAATTAAAGAAATTTGCATCTGAAGGAAAATTAACAAGTGATGTTGTTTTGAGAGCATTACGCAAAATTGAAACAGATGGCGCAGCATCACTTAAGGCTTTAGTAGCAGCAGATCCGACTCAAGTCTTTAAAAATTTATCAAATGCCACTGAAGATTTAGCCAGAGCTTTCGGTGAAAAATTAAATCCTGTTGTCATGCCAGCAATCAAAGGTCTAACAAATCTAACTCTAGCGGCTGTTGAATTTTTAAATTCACCAATAGGAACCACAGCAGCAATTTTTGTTGGTATTGCTGGGGCTGTTAAAGCTTTCACAGCAACTGTAACTTTATTGTCAGCCGCAAAGACTATTTTAATAGCAAAATTCGTTGCAACTAAAGCTGGAGCCATAGCGTTTGCTAAAGCTTCAGCCACTGCTTCGATAGCTACAAAAGCACTTGCTATCTCAACAGGTGCGTTAGCCGTATCTTTAAATGCTTTGCCTTTTGTTGCACTTGCAACAGCTATAGGAGTTGCTACAACTGCGATTATAAAACACAGACAAGAACAGAAAAAATTTAATGATTTGGTTAATGAAGGTTCAGAAGAGGAAGTAAATAAACTTCTTAAAGAACAAGAAGAAATTAGAAAAAAATTAGAGGCTAGATTAAATAAAGCCAATGGCAGATCAAAACAAGGAATACAAAATAGACTAGATGAAGTTAATGCAGATATAGCTTTACTCGAAGGCAGAAACAACGTTCTTGAAAAAGAAAAAGAAATAACAAAAGAAAAAGAAAAACAAGATGAAGCTAATAAAAAAATCTCTAAGGAGCAAAAAAAACAAGAAGAACAAATTGAAAAATTAAAAGAGAAATATATGGAAATTGGTAAGTCCATAGAAAATGGTGTTGTTCAAAACCTTACTAACGCTGCAATGGGAACCCAAACACTTGGACAGGCAGCGATAAATGTACTTAATGATCTCAAAAGAAAACTTATTGAAGTTGCGATACAACAAGCAGTGTCAGGATTAGGAAATTTCTTAGGAAATGCTCTTGTTGGTATGTTTACTGGTAGTGGCCCAAAACCTTTTAAACCCGCTGCTGGTACATTTGGAACTAATATTCCAAGCGGTGCGGATCTTAAAGCTGGTTCATTTGGAATCTCTTCAATAAAAAGGGAAAATGGTGGGCCTGTATCGGCTGGCGGAGCTTACTTAGTAGGAGAAAAAGGCCCAGAGCTTTTGCAAATGGGTTCAAGAGGTGGCAATATAATTCCAAACAATGCAATTGGTGGAGGTGGAACAACAAATAACATGATTACTGTAAATGTTGATGCGTCTGGTACATCTGTTCAAGGAAATGGTTCTGAAGCAGATCAGCTTGGAGGTTTGATTGCCAGTGTTGTGCAAGCAACTATAATTGATGAACAAAGGGCTGGAGGTTTATTAAATAGATAATGGCTACATTTCCATCTATTAGTCCCACATATGGCATGAGAAAACAAAGCAAACCCAAAGTAAAGGTTTCTAGTCTTGGTGATGGTTATGAATTTAGAGCTTTATATGGACTCCCATTATCTCAAGACCCTAAAGTATATGATCTTACTTTTAATGTCTCTGAGACTGAATCAGATGTCATAGAAGGCTTTTTAAGAAGTAGAGTGAATGATCAAGCAAGTTTTACATTTACACCACCAGCGGAAGGTTTCACAAAAACAGGTACATATTCACAAAGCACTACAACTGTGACTATAAGTATCACTTCACATGGAGTTGCTATAGGGGATATTTTGACTATTGATTATACAAGCGGCTCTGCAACTGATGGTACTTTTGCTGTTGCTTCTGTGACAAGTGATGACGCTTTTACTGTTACTGCTGCAAGTTCTGATGCAGATGGACAAACTGGTAATGTTTCAATAACTCTTTCTGGTGCTGGGCAATATGTTTGTGATTCTTGGACAAAAACAATTCCTTACAACAATAGAGCAATAATTAATACTACATTTAGAGAGGTATTTGAACCTTAAATGTCAAATCCAACTACTGAGCTACAACAACTCACAAATAAATCAATTATTGAATTGTTTTCTGTTGAATTAAAACCTGATATTCATTTTAAAAAAACTGCTCAAACTGGTACTTATTCTCAAAGCGGCACTACAATAACTGTTAGTGCAACAGGTCATGGTATGCCTGTAGGCACAATTCTTGTTTTAGATTTTACTTCTGGTAATGCTATTGATGGTGTTTACACAATACAAACTGAATCTACAAATCAATTTACTGTTACTGCCACAAACTCTCAATCAACAAGTGGAAATATTGCATTTAATTCACACCAAACTCCAACAACTCCTACTGTTTATCTTTTTCATGGTGGTAATAACATGAAAGACAGCACAGATATAATTTGGCAGTCGAATACATATACAAGAATACCTGTAAAAGCAGAGGGTTTTAAATATACTGGAAAAGGTAAATTGCCAAGACCTTTGATTACTTTTTCTAATTTATTAGGAACTATTACTTCAATATTACAACTGACAAATCAAACAACAGCTTTTTCTGATCTTGCAGGGGCAAAAGTTACACGCAGACGTACTCTTAGTAGATTTTTAGATGAAGCAAACTTTCCATCAAATGTTAATCCATATAAAGTTGGATCAGTTGACGCGACAGCTGAACTTCCAAGAGAGGTTTATTTTATTGAAAGAAAAATTATTGAAAACAGAAATATTGTACAGTTTGAAATGGTAGGTTCTTTTGATTTGTTTGGTGTTGGCGCACCAAAAAAACTTGTTACCAGAGCCGATTTTGCGGGTGTGGGTACTTTTGTAAATGCTTAAAATGTCTTGGAAAGAATCATTTAGAAAATATGCAAAAAAACAAAAACCTGAGGAAGCCTGTGGTTTGCTTGCAATTATCAAAGGTAAGGAAACTTTTTGGCCTTGTAAAAATTTAGCAGAAGGTAAATTTGAATTTTTTATTCTTGATCCTGATGACTGGGCAGAATGTGAAGATACAGGAGAAATTATCGGTGTCATACATAGCCACCCTCTAGGCCCATCAAGTCCTTCAGATACAGATAAGGCAGCCTGTGAACATCTTGGCTTTCCATATTACATCTATAGTATTCAATACGATCATTGGGAACAATTAGAACCTATTGGTTGGAAAGCACCTTCTCTTATTGGTAGAAAATTTATTTGGGGAAAATATGACTGTTGGAGTATAATTTCTGATTGGTTTTTAGAGACAAAAAATATAAAACTAAAAGAATGGAAAAGACCAAAACGTATAAAAGATTTTTTAGATAAGCCTTTATTTGAGAAAGGTTTACCAATTACAGGATTTAAAAAACAAGAAAATAATAAAAATTTAGAAATTGGTGATGTTTTGCTTTTTCAATCTGTAACAGGTAATCTAGATCATGTTGCTGTTTATATAGGTGATAACATGATATTAAATCATAATATAAAAGCATTGAGTTGTAGAGAATCTTTTGACTTAAGATATCAACAAGCACTTAGAGGAGTTTACAGATATGCAGCTTAAAAAAATTAAAGTTTATGGAAAATTACGAAAGTTTTTAGGTAAATCTTATTTTGAAGCTGCTGTGAAATCTCCTCAACAAGCAATGAGTTTTTTGATGGCAAATTTTGAAGGTTTGCAAAAACACATGAACGATCAGTTTTATAAAATAAAAATGGGAGGGAATGACATCACAGAAGATTATCTGTCAATGTCTGGACAGGGAGATATTCAAATAATACCTGTTGCAACTGGTGGCTTACCCTTTGTTATTGGTGCTGGACTTGCTGCTGGTGGTGCTGCTTTAACTGCTGCTGTTACTGCTGGAACATTTTTAGCAACTCTCGGTACTGCTTTAACAACTGTCGGTGTTTCAATGATTGTAGGCGGAGTGGTAGATATGATAGCTCCACAACCTCAATTAGGTAATTTGTCGATAAGTGATATTGACCCAGCGATAAGAGGTTCATATTCTTTTAGTGGAATCCAAAACGTAAGTACCTCTGGTGTTCCAATACCAATTTTATATGGACTTGTATTTAGTGGCTCAATTTTAATCAGTTCTGGCACTGACACTGCCCAAATTAAAAAGAGTATAACCTGATGGTAAAACAAGTTGAAGGAGGAGATCAATTATTTGGAAGAGATCCTGATGGGAGAGTAGTTGACCCTGATTTGATAGATGGTGGCCTTAGATCAAAACAATTTGCAACAGTACTAGATTTATTGGGTTATGGAGAAATTGATTCAATACTTGATGAGGGCGGTGCTGGATCTAGTACTTTTAGAAAAAATGTTTTTTTAGACAATACACCTTTACAAAATCCACTAGGTCAAGAAAATTTTTCTGATGTAGAAGTTTTTTTTAAAAATGGTGCGGACAATCAAACAGCAATACAAGAGATAAATGCAATAGAAAATACAATTCCTGTTGCAGTTTCTTTAACTAATTCGCCTTTTGCAACAACAAAAACAGGAAGTTACACATTAGCTGGAAGCGGTGGTCAAACAGTAAGTGGTGTGACTCTTGGTGCAAACCAAATGCTAGTTGAAATTGCAAGCCATGGATATTCTGTCGATGAGGTTGTGCATTGGGCAAATACAACTGCGTCTGGAACTGTGCAAACTGATAATCCTCAAACACAAAATATTCTTTCTGTTCCCGATAGTGGAAAATTTGTAATCAATACAACTTTTGAAAATACATCTTTCACTGGTGATTGCACAGTAAAAACAAGTCAAGGATTATCAAGATCAATTACAAATACAGATGTCGATAAAGTAAGGGTGACTATACAATTTCCAATTCTTCAAGAAATTAAAGATGATGGAGATATTATTGGGGCAGAGGTGAAAATTTCAATAAGAATAATTGAAAATAATGGGACAATAAATAATCCTGTCATTTTAGATGTAACAAATGGAAAGGCTACAAGTCCCTATGTAAAAGACTATGAGCTTATTTTTGAAAGGACAATGAATTTCCCTTTGACATTAAGTGTTTTTAGAAATACAGATGACGGTACAGACGCAAGCTTACAAAATTCTACAAATTGGCTTTCATACACAGAAATTAATACAGATACAAGTGCCTATCAAGGTTTTGCTTATGTTGGATTAAGGTTCAATGCACAGGAATTTCAAAGCTATCCTAGACGTATGTACCGCATCAAAGGAACCAAAATCAAGGTACCTCATGGAACAACTATTGATAGTGATAATGGTAGGGTAATTTATCCAGATGGCTATACATTTAACGGAACATTCAAAACAGATAAAGAATGGTGTTCTGATCCTGCTTGGATTCTTTATGACATTCTGACAACTGATAAAGGGTTTGGTGGTGATGATGGAATTGTACAAGAAGAAAATCTAGATGTTTTTAGTTTTTACTCTGCAAGTGCTTATGCAAGTGCTTTGATTACTGATCCGATTACAAATACAACAGAGCCAAGATTTAGCTGCAATGTAATTCTAAATCAAAGAAATGACGCATATTCTTTAATTAATGATCTTTGTTCTATTATGAACGCAATGCCATTTTACAGTAATGGCACTTTACAAATATCACAGGATAGACCAACAAATACATCTACAAATACATCTGACGCTCAATATTTATTTAATAATACAAACGTTACGGAAGAAGGGTTTACTTATCAAAATCAAGCTGCAAGACTAAAATATACAGAAGTTGAGGTTCAATATTTTGACAATCAAACGCAGTCTATGGAGTTTGAACTGGTAACTGCCGATCAAATTACTGCTCTTGGTTCTGGATCAAATAATTTAGATGCAATTAATAAATATGGTAGAACCAGAAAGACTATAAAAGCGTTTGCCTGTACTTCAATCGGTCAAGCAAATCGTCTTGGAAGATGGTTTTTGTACACAAATTTACTTGAATCAGAAGTTGTTACTTTTACAACCACCTTAGAAGCTGGAGTAGTTGTAAGACCATCTACAATTATAGCTATTGCAGATTCAGTTAGATCAGGAACAAGAAAAGGGGGACGTATTAAAACAGGTGTTTCCACAACAGAAATAATTGTTGATAGAAGCAGTATTGATGGAAATGATTTAACGCATGATTCAGGTGCCACTTTAAGCGTGGTTTTAGCAGATGGATCAACTGAAAGTAAAACAATTTCATCTATAGATGGCACAACAATAACTGTTTCTTCTGCATTTTCATCAACACCACAGTCAAACAGTGTTTATGCTATTGAAAGTTCATCTACAGAATTTCAAATCTTTAAAGTTGTCTCGATAGAAGAAAAAAATCATTGTGAATACACTATTACTGCTGTCATACATGACACAGACAAATATGCACAAGTAGAAGATACAACAGTTGCATTTAATCCAAGAACAATAACAACTTTGATAGCTGAAGCACCAGCGCCGAGCAATTTAGCAGCTACAGAACAAATTGTTGTGTTAAACAATAGAGCCGTTTCAAAAATATTTGTAACATGGGAGCCTGTGAAGGGCGTAAAAGAATATTTACTAGAATTTCAATTTGGCAATGACAATCCCGAAAGGTTTAGAGTCGCAAGGCCAAGTTTTGAACTATTTGAATCAAGGTTAGGCTCATACAAATTTGCAGTCAAATCATTTAACACTTTAGGAGTTTTAAGTTCAGATACCTCAAACTTAACTTTCACTGCTGTTGGTAAAACTGCACTTCCAGACGATCCTTCTGGACTAACATTAGAACCTGTATCAAGTGATTATGTTAGGTTACGTTTTAACCCTTCAACTAATGTTGACGTTTTGCACGGTGGTACTATATCTGTTCGGCATACACCCTCTGTAGATAGAACAACAGCAACATTTCAAAACTCTACAGAAATTATACAAAGACTTTCTGGAAGCGTAACAGAAACACTTGTTCCAGCCCTAACAGGAACTTATAGCATAAAATTTATTGATGATGGTGGTCGAAAATCTGAAAATGCGGCAAGAGTAATTGTTACACAACCAGACCCACAACCTAATCAAGTAATTTTAACTGAAAGAGAGGACACAGATTCTCCACCTTTTCAAGGAGATAAAGTAAATACATTTTTTGATGCGGCTTTAGATGGTTTGTTGCTTGATGGAACATTTTTTATAGATGATGTGACACAAAATATTGATGAATTATCAAGTATTGATTTTTTAGGGCCAATACATTCAAGTGGTTCTTATGAGTTTCAAAATAAAGTTGATCTTGGAGCAATATTTAATTTGACTTTAAAAAGAAGATTTTTAACTTTTGGTATTTTACCAAATGATCTAATTGATTCAAGAACTGCAAATATTAATACATGGACTGATTTTGATGGAACAAAGGCAGATGATGTAAATGCGAAATTATTAGTAGCAACAACAGATATAGATCCAGCAACTTCTGTTTCGGCCACCTATGGGCAAAGCGGTACAACTATAACAATCACAAAAAGTTCGCATGGTTATTCTGTAGGCGATTTTGTTGTGATTGATTTTACTGCGGGTAGTGCAACAGATGGTAATTATGAAATTCAAACTGTTCCCTCTTCAAGCACATTTACTGTTACTTCAGCTACAAGCGCAACAATTTCAAGTGGAACATCTTGTACTTATGGAGCAAACTTTACTCAATTTAATACTTTTGCTAACGGAGAATATAAAGGTAGAGGATTTAAATTTAGAACAGAACTTGAGTCGAATGACCCAGCACAAAATATTAAAATAGAAGAACTTGGATTTGAAGCAAGTGTTAAACGTAGAACAGAAACTGTTAATACTGCAATTGCAAGTCAATGTGCAACAACTGGTTCAGCCAAGACTGTAACTTTTGGAAGTCCATTTTTTGCTGGCACTGGTTCTTTAGGTGGATCAACAACAGCATTTTTACCGACTATAGGAATAACTCTTGAAGGCGCGGTGTCAGGCGATTATTTTAAAATAACATCTGTTACAGGCACACAATTTGTAATAGAAACAAGAGACAGTAGTAACAACTTTAAAGATTTGAGTTTTAAATATACGGCTATCGGGTTTGGTAAAGGATCATAAATGTGTTTATATTTAAGTTATCAACTAATATATACTTAAATAAAAAGGATTAAGTAATGGCAACACATGATTATATTCTTGATAATGCCTCAGGCGCGGCTTTTAGAACAGATTTAAATAATGCCCTTGCTGCAATTGTTAGTAATAATTCAAACGGATCTAGTCCAGCAACAACATATGCTTATCAATGGTGGGCTGACACTTCAAGCGGAATATTAAAAATAAGAAACTCATCAAATAACGGTTGGGTAGAATTATTACAACTTGACGGGACTCTTACTCTTGAAGATGGTAATGTAAGCGCACCAGCATTAGCTTTCAGAGATGATCTGAACACAGGAATTTATAGTTCTGCGGCTGATACTTTTAATGTGGCTACTGGTGGTGTAGAGAGAATGGAGCTAGGTGCTTCAACAATTTTTAATGAAGACGGCGCTGATGTAGATTTTAGAATTGAAGGAGATACAGAAGCTAATTTATTTTGTATAGATGCTGGTAATAATCGGGTTGGAATTGGAACTAATACACCAAATGAACTTTTAAATATTCACGGTTCTGGGGATACTCAAATAAATATTTCTAGTGATTCAGACCAATTTAAAATTTCATGTTTTTCAAATGGTGATGCTGGCTTAGAAACTGTTGGATCGTTTCCAATAAGATTTTTTACTGCATCACAAGAACGCGCCAGAATAGATTCGTCTGGAAACATTTTAAAAGGTATTACTACTGCAAGAGCAGGGTTTTTCCATAGTGTTGTGAATCCAGGAGTACAAATTGAAGGCGCTGGCGATTTTGACAGGCAAATGTCAATTACAAGTTCTTCATCAACAGCAAATTTTGGATCAGTGCTTATATTAGCCCGACAAAGAAGTGGATCTGTTGGCGGAAATACTATTGTTCAAGCTGGTGATTCTATTGGTTTATGTAGTTATCAAGCTAATGATGGAACTAACTTTATAGAGGCTGCAAGGATTGAAGCTCTTGTTGCAAGTGGTGTTGGTGGAAATGATATGCCAACAGAATTAGTATTTTCTACAAATTCAGGTACTACTTCTGTAACACAACGTATGATTATAGATTCGTCTGGGAACGTAATGATAGGTGTAACAAGTGCTTCTGCAAAATTTCATGTTGATAATGGTGGCTCTGGTAATGTAGCATTTTTAAAACACAGTTCAAGTGGTATTGCGGTAACTTTGACTCTGCAAAATAACAGAGCTACTGGTTCATTAGCGGGAGAACAGATATCTTTTTTAGATGATAGTGGTACTCAAAGAGGAAAAATAACAAGTACTACATCAGAAACAGCTTATGTAACATCTTCAGATTATCGACTTAAAGAAAATAATGTTCCTATATCAGATGGTATTGAGAGAGTAAAACAGTTAAAACCATATAAATTTAATTGGAAACATGTACCAGATCGAACTGTTGACGGATTCTTTGCACATGAGGTACAGGATTTAGTTATAGGTGCTGTTGATGGTACAAAAGATAAAGTTGTAACACAGGCGGACAAAGATGCTGGTGATTATTTAGATAAAGAAGTTGGCACTGAAATTCATCAAATGATAGATCATTCTAAAATTGTTCCTTTGTTAACAGCAGCTATAAAAGAAGCTGTTGCAAAAATAGAGGTGTTGGAAACCAAAGTTGCAATTTTAGAAGCTGCTCAGTAATATTGGATAACTTTAAATAAAATTTATGGCAACTCCACAAGAACTTTATGACGAGACAAAAACACGTCTTGATTTAAATATTGCAAAAGCACAAATTTTAGAGAGAGAAATACAGGAAAAAGTTGCAGAAAAAAATAAATTAGTACAACCAATTATGGAAGATCAAGGGGCATTAAAGCAACTTGAAAAACTTAATGATGTTGTTCAACCTGTAAAATCAAAGTAAAATAAAACTAAACATTTTTTATTATGGCTGTTACTTGGGATATTGCTTCTCTAGATGCAACTAAAACTGTTGGTTCATTATCTGATGTAGTTACCACTGTTCACTGGACAGCTAGTGACTCTGAAACTGTTGGCAGTGGAGATTCTGCTGTGGTACATACTGGTTCTTCTTATGGTTCTGTAGCACTTGCTGAAGCTGACTCTGGATCATTTACCGCATATGCGGATATTACAAAAGATAATGCGATTGCATGGGCTAAAGCTGCAATAGGGTCTGATCAAGTAACAACTATTGAAACAGGTATTGCTGCACAGATTACAGAATCAAAAACACCTACTACGACTTCTGGTGTACCTTGGTCTTAAAATTTTACTTTTTCGTGCATTTGTTTAGTCATCATTCCACCAATTAGATATAATGGGGCAAGACCCACCAGTAAAAACAGGAGCATCAAAGAAATAGGTGCAAGGGCCTTAATAAACGCTTCTTTCCACATATGTTTCAAAAAATTTGTCAGATAGCCTCATTGTTGTCGCTTTTACTTTCTGTGTCAATGGCAGCCTTCGGTTACGTTGCCATTCGATATATGGGAAGTCCTGAGTTTGAAAGAACGCTTAAAAACAAAATTATTGGAAGTCTGGAGGATAAATTACCAGATGTTATGGGAGAAAAGATACCTAGTCTCACAGGGCCATCTATACAGCTACCAGAACCACCAAAGGTGAACAAACTTGGAAATCCCAAGAATTGAAATACCACAGATACTAATAAAAGAAATTTATATTCCCAGAACAAAAACATGGGAGCAATATCCGACAACTTTAGATATTATTGACAAACCTAAGATTGATTATCCTGTTGTAAGTTATCCAACATTCGAGGCTTTACAATATCACCCTGATAAATTTATACCAACAGACCCAGTAAAGCAGCCAGAACAAAAACAACCAAATATACCACAGCCACCAGAATATAAACCTCAAGTCAAAAAAGATAAAGAGTTCTTTATAAAATGTCCGTCTGAGGATAACATTCCAGTAGGAAGCTATCCTAATGACCTTAAATTACAGGTGGTCATAGGTCATTCTGTAAAAAATGGTAAGTGTTATGAAATCTACAGAGATTCAACCTTTGTTGAGAAATGGATACCTAGCACTCCTATTCTTGTTAACACTTCAATTATTGCTGTTACTGCGGCTAGTTCTCCTATCATAGCCAATTTACTAAAAAACCTTATCAAGACAGCCATAAAGAAACTGAGCAAAAAGAAGGATAAATCAAAGGTACAAACATAAGCAAAGAGATCCAGAGGCACTTTGTAGGCCATTCTGAGTGGACTAAATCACTTATTTAACTCAATTTTGTGTGTATGAGGGATAACTTGGTTCATTTTGGGTTTACTTACTATATCTGCACAAAGCCCATAATATTCACTATCTTTTGAATACTGAGCACCACTGACTCTGAGTTCATGGCAATTTTTTAATCTGGCCAATTCGTAGTTTAATCTGGCTGTTGATAATTGTTGCCGCATTATCTTCTCTTGAGTGGTCGCACTTTTGAGGCAAGCATTTTGAAAACGCTTATCAAGTGGTACAGATATTGTTGCAGCTATTCCAAAATTAAAAGAGGTCGCATCTTTATTACCGCTGTAATTTTCTCGGAAATATAAAATCTCACCCGCATTTGTAAGGTTGCCATCATCATCTGTTGCCTCGTTGTAGACTGGCGTATGGAAAATGTAATCTTGAGGCCGCTTTATTGCAACTGAAGTAGTTGCAAATGGGCTGATGGATAATGTAGCTCCAGAACATTGAATACCAGCACCATAGCTGTTCTCTGTCATAGGGCCTGTCAAAACTTGAGTTGCAAAATTCGATACTGAGGAACTTGTATTGCTTTGAGGGTTGGCTATTGTCGAGGTGTTGGCATAACTAGGCAGACAAGAAAAAAGGGTTATCAGTTGGAAAATATAATAGTAGTATCTGTTACGACCTCTGAGGTCACTTGCCTTGTGATATCTATTACAGATTCGAGAGAAGGACCTTTGTAAAACTCCGAAAATTGAAAAGCGTTGCCTTGAGTGGTTTGCTGCCATTGAGGTTTTTGATCCATATTCAAGCCTGTCCATTCGTAGGTAGTTCCATTGATGGTTTCTGTCACTGTGGCATTTGGCATAGATATTGAATCACAGTTGCCGCATGAGATACCAGAACCAGTGACACTGTAGGTATATCCAGAATTGTAGCGAACTTCTCGGATATTTTCTGTGAGGTTATTAGTGGTGACGCTGCGTGATGTGCTAGTTGCAGAATTAAAATTTGGTATTACAGTTTGAGCGTAAGCTGGACTAACAAAAAATATAAGCGGTAAATATTTCCACATTAATCAACAGTTAAGTCTGTAACGAATTGACCAGTCAAAACTATTCCAGTTCCTGTTCCACCATCAAGGGCCATTGTGTGATGATCTAAAGTGACGGCTGCTGTGCCTACTGAACCAGCGGCAGTTGAGGTCAAATCACTGAAATTGCTGACTGTGCCTACAGTTGGTGCTGATCCAGCAGTAGCATCACCCTCTAAATATGCCTGAGTAAAACTGAAGGTTTCAGAGCTATTTGTCACTGAGGCAGTTGGCATAGTTACTGATGGAACTCCTGATGTGACAGATCCAAAGCCACCGACAGTTGACGCACTATTTGAATCAACTGTTGTGATATTTGTGCCACTTATGCTGTAAGAAGAGCCGATTTTGTCGGCTGAGGTAGCGGCACTCAGACTTTCTAGCTTGACGCTTGAGGTGATTGTGCTTTGAATATCACAGTAGGCCGCAGATGGAACACAGAGGGCGGCAAGTAGTAAAAGCTTTTTCATTTGGTGCTTGCTTTAGGGTTCTTGTTATCTACTATAGTATCTTTTTTCTTTTTTATCTGAAAACCTAGTGACGCAGTGGAAGCACTGAAAATCGAAGCGATAAAAGTTGGATCAAAGTCCACTATTTTTTTACCAGACGGCGGTTCGTAATAAGAAAGGCTGAGTAGTGTGGCAGACCATAACAAGACACAAACTTTGACAATGGTTTCAACTCTACTAGGTTCTTGATCTTCCATGAAATTAAGGTCTCTTGTCTAATACTAGCAATTTAGCTATGTTTGGAAAAACAAACAATTTAATGATTAGATTTATCAAGCCAATTTTAAAATTTTTCGTCAAGAGTAATGCAGTGAAATCCTTAGTTGTAGGACTACTGGAGGACTATGCCGCTTCTACTGAAACGGATATTGATGACGAAATTGTAAAACTGGTAAAAGAAAAATTATGGCCTAGCGTGTGATGAAAAATATAATTGATGCACTGACTAGCAGCTACAGTCTTGAAGGTGAGTTTGAGGTGCAAAAGTCTATAAAGTTTATCGAAAATATAGAAGATATTGAACTTCTTAAACCATATGCAATAAAACTATTACAGACAAACGCAAAGCAAGCTCATTTTATAAGTTCTTCAATTGAAGTTATATCTCAGCAAGCCGCTTATATATTTAAGTTAGAAAAACAACTAAAAAAGAAAAAAGCGACCCTTTGGGATCGCATGAGATACGTTTTGTTAAACAAGAAGTTAGGGAACTAAATCTTTTTCTGTAATATCAAACCAAATTGCAGATTCTGTAACCATACCAGTAAGCTCATCTGTTTTTGTAACTTCACAGAACTCATAAGTTCTTTCAGATTCTGGGTGATAAAAAATCTGACCTACATAGGGATTGTTTGGAAAAGTTACTAAGT